GCAAGCGTCCGGGGACCGCAATTGGTCAGTGACTAAGTTATGGGTTTTCAAAACGGAGCGAGGATAGCAGCCGAATTAAGGCGGTCGCAAGTCATCCAGTTGAAACAGGCTGGAGAGTCTGAGCAAGCGATTGCCGATCAACTCGGCGTATCAAAAACCCAGATAAACAACGATGTTAAGCGGCGGCTGGCCGAGGTCCGGAAAAGTGATACCGAGGCCGTTGAACAGGAATACACTCTCCAGAAGTCCCGCTATGAACGGCTCCTCCTCCGGTGGTGGTCTCAGGCCACCGGCCCCGATGACACCCAGGCCGCGAGGGCCACGGGGATGGTCCTGGACATTCTCCGGCGCCTGGACACCATCGGCGGACTGATACCGGAGAAGCCTTTGATCCAACTCCAGCAACAGAACGTCATGGTTGGCGGCGTCACCTTCGCGGACCTCCTCCGGGAAGCGATGGACGGCGCCGGCCAGATAGTGGAGGGAGAACGTGTCGATATGGGGAATGACTTGGCCGTGGAGAACTAAGAAAGGGCGGACGGTCGAGAGTTACGACAAGCGGGGACGGCTCCGGGTCTTGTGCGCCAACGGCGGGGCGCCCGTAACTGGGGAGATCGCTCTTGTACGATTGATAGCCGATGAGATGCCGACCCGGTGGACATCGTGTCCCGAATGTGATGGTTGGATAAAAGTGACCGGGCCAAAAGCCCAGCCACGCTTGACCGTCCATAACGCGGTAAAAAAAAAGTGACAACGCACACTCCCCCAAGACAGACCAAGTGGCGGATGAACGGAGACATCCGAGACCATGCGATCCACCTGGCGCAAACTACCGGCTGGTACGCCGTCCAGATATTCGAGGACCTGGAGTGCCGGTTTGGACAGAGGGGTAGGATACCGAATAAACGGACGATAGAGCGGCTGGTCAAGCAAGTGAGGGCGAGATATTGACGCTATCCCATGCCGAGAAGCAATTCTTGGTTGACCACTCCAGGGCGGACCCGGACTACTTCTGGGAGTCCGTCCTCGGCTGTAACAGCGTTTACGACAAGCAACTCCAGATGGCGAGGGCGGTCCGGGACCATAACCGGGTCGCGGTCGTCGGTGCCAACGGGACCGGCAAGGACTGGCAATCGGCGCGGATTATGCTCTGGTGGATGGCTACCCGTTATCCCGCCATCACCGTCGTCCTCGGCCCGACCCATAGGCAGGTCAGCGACATCGTGTGGAAGGAAGCCCGGAGCGCATACCTGACGGCCAGGATGCCGTTGGGCGGTCAGATGTACCGGACGGCCCGGTGGGAGTTGGACGACCGCCACTACGCGGTCGGCTTTGCCACCGATAACGAGTACAACATCCAGGGCTTTCATAGCCCGAACCTCCTGGTCATCCTGACCGAAGCCCACAACATCGAGCAATCCCACATCGACGCCGTCAAGAGACTCAACCCGGCCCGGATGCTTTTGACCGGGAACGCCTTCGCCAGCTCCGGCGAGTTCTACGATGCCTTCCACGGCGGCTCCGACCTGTATCACACCATCGAGATCGCCGCCTCCGACACGCCGAACATCCAGCACGGACGAGAGGTAATTCCTGGAATGGTGACCACCGAACAGATCGAGGAACGGCGGAAAGAATGGGGAGAGGAGTCGGCCCTGTATATCGCTTCGGTCCTGGGCCGGTTCCCCGACAACCTGGAGGATGCTATCGTCCCGCGGTCTTTGCTGATGGACGCGGTCGAGCGGCAACTGGAGCCGGTGGGCGAGGCCACGCTGGCTTGTGACGTTGCCAGATTCGGCGCGGACAAGACCGTGGTCTACCGGAGGCAAGGAAACGTCTGCCGGTTGGCCTGGAAAGCCCAAGGCCGGGATACCCAAGAGGTGGCCGGTCGGCTCAAGGCGATGGCCGAGGATGACCCGGACGTGACCTCGATCGTGGTTGATGACACGGGCGTCGGCGGCGGCGTGACCGACCGGCTGAACGAGGAGAATGTCGCGGGAGGGCGAGTCCGCATCGTCGCCTTCAACGGTGGGGAGAAGGCCAGAAGGGCGGACCGATACGTCAACGCCATCGCGGAAGCGTGGCTGGAGTTGGGCCAAGCCTTCCGGGATGGGACCATCGACATCGATGACAATCCGTCAGTGATCGCCCAGCTATCGGCGCGGCGGTACACCGTCCAGGGAGACCGGCGCATCAAGCTAGAGTCCAAAGACGATTTTAAGAAACGCTCAACCGGCGGGAGTCCTGACGATGCCGACGCTTTGGCAATGTGCTGGGCTGCGCCGGGGCCAGGAGTGGGAGTATGGTGATGGAGGAGTCCATGACATCTGAAGATAGGCCACCGGAACCTGTCCTCCATGAGGGGCCAAGGACGCCGCAGGAATATTTCACCGAGGGCCGGGAGTGGCTGGAGGTGGCGGAATGGGAGACCATCGAGCATAAGGCCCACGACCGCTCCGCCAACCTGGCCCTCTTGGCGATGGCGTCCGCCCTCCTGGGTATATGCGCCCAGTTCATCCAGGAGCAAGGGGACGATTGACCAAAGAACTCCGGTGCGGCCAATGCGGGAAACTCCTCGCGGAGAAGGCCGAGCGGGGGACGGTCATCATCTGCTATCGATGCAAGACCCGGAACGAGGCGGAGTAATGCCGCTAACCGTCAAGACCAAGGACTGGGCCGCTGGCCGGAGGTGGGCCAGACGTAACGCCTTTGCCACTCCCGGCGTGACCTACACCATCGTCCAGGACGGGCGGCAGTTGAGTTACCGATACGAGGACGGGCTGATGTATTGCTCCGGCCCAACCAAACGGATGAAACCCTACCATCCCAGATGGTTGACGGCATCAGAACCCATGTGCTAGATTTACCACCAGTGACCTTATCCGGCAAGTGTCCGAGGCGAGTTTCGCCCGAAGCCGGTGGAGGTCACTTTTGCCGTTCTGGGACTTCCTCCGCAAACAAGAACCGGGCGACGTAGCAGTCGCCGTCCCGCTCAATTATGACGTTGGACAGGCGACCTACCCGGACGCCTCTTTTGAATCATTCGCGACCGAGGGATACGGCAAGAGCGAGATCGTCCACGCTTGCATCCGCGAGCTTGCGGTCAGCGCGGCCTCCCCACGGTACTACGTCCAGGCTCCCGCCCAAGGTGGCGGTTCCGTTGAAATCACCTCCGGCCTCCTCCACGATCTGACCTCCAAGCCGAATCCCACAAGCGATTGGTACAGCTTTGTCGAGACCCTGGTCACATATTTGAACGTGGCCGGGAATACCTACACGCTCAAGGAGCGCAACCGGAGCGGCAAGGTGTCCGCGCTCTACCACCTCCGACCCGACCGGGTCCGAATCATCGGCGGTGACCACGGCGCCGAGGGCTACGTCTACACGGTCGGCGGGAAAGATTATCCCATCCCGCGGGAGGACATCTGCCATCTCGCCCTGCCGAATCCCGGCGGCGACCTTTACGGCTTGTCTCCCCTCCAGGTCTTGGCGCGGAACGTCAACCTCGACTTGAACATGACCGACTTCGCGAAGGTCTACTTCCAGAACGCCGGAGTCCCCAGCGGCTTATTGAAACTCAAGCGGCGTCTCAACACCCAGGAGGAGGCGTCGGTCATCCGTTCCCGTTGGCGCTCCCAGTTTGGCGGACGGAATAACTTCCACCGCATCGCCATCCTGGACGAGGACGCCGATTATGTGCCGATGGCAAACGCTCCCAAAGATATGGCCCTCCCGGAACTCCACAACCTGACCGAAAGCCGCATCTGCGCCGTCTTCGGAGTGCCAGCGATTTTGGTCGGGGCCAACGTGGGACTCCAACGCTCGACATATTCCAACTACCGCGAGGCCCGGCTGGCCTTCCACTCCGAGACCCTGGAGCCGATGGTCAGCAGAATCCTCCGGCATCTCAACCGGAATCTATTTGACGATTATCCCGGCAACGAGACCTTGACCGTGGACTGGGCCGCGATGCGCTCCGGCCTGGACGACCGCGAGGCGATGACCTCCAGGGTTACCGGCTTATTCGCTGGCGGCATCGTGACGCTGAACGAGGCCAGAGAACAACTCGGCCTTGAAGCCGTCAGCGACGGCGCGATCCGGAGGATACCAGCGGCCATCTTTGAAGTGGCCGAGGGAACACCGGCTCCGGTGGCGGTCGGCGCCGCTCCGGTGGAGGAGTCTTTGCCGGTCGGGACGCTCAAGGAATGGGACGCCATCCCGGCGGAATTGAAGGCGCCGAGAGTGGCGAGACGGGCCGGGATATTACGCCGCCAACTCCTGGAGGACCGGGAGGAGGAGACCGACCAGATGGCGAAGAGAGTCCAGCGGCATTTCCGCGGACTCCGTAACCGGGTGGACGGCATCCTGGGCCGGTGGATGGAACGGACCAGCTCCGACTCCAAAGCCTTCCCACCGGATTTTGATCCCTCCGTGTTCGACCTCCCGGAGGGGATAGCTGACCTCCAGGCCATCATAGAGCAAGCCATGAAGCGGATGTCTAAGAAAACGGTGGACGCCATCAACGCCACCGGCCTCGCCGGGACTCTGGAGTGGACGGAGCAACTGCCTTTCGTGCAATCGGTCCTCGTCCAGGCGCCGGCACGGGCGGCGATGATCCACCGCACCACCAACCGGGCCATCAGCCGAGCGGTGGGAATCGCCCTGGAGAATGGCTATTCCATCGCGCAACTGGCGCGGGGCGTCCCGACCGCCGACCCTCCCTTCCCAGGTCTCCGGTCGATCCTGACCGAGACCGAGAACCGCTCCCGGCTGATCGCGAGAACGGAGGTAATGAGAAGTCAAAATCTGACGAGTGTCGGTTTTTTCAAAGAACAGGGCTTTAGCTACGTCCGCGCCGACGATATAGACGGCGACCCGGACGACAACTACATCGACCCTGGCGACCCGTATGGCCGTACGTGCGCCCAGCGTCATAACCAGATATACACCGTGGAGGATGCCGCCAACATAGACGACCATCCCAACGGGACTTTGAACTGGCAACCGATGCCCAGGGATTACCGACCGGAGGAGACCGTATGATCAACAAATTTTACATCTCGGACGCCAAAGTCCTCGATGAGCGCATGGGCATCGTGGAAGCCTACGTCAACACGATGGGAATCCGGGACGCGGACGGGGACATCATCGACCCTGCCGCCTTCAACGCCTCCATCAAGTCGAACCTCCCCATCCCGGTCCTGGCCGGACACGACCAGAGCAAGCTGGTGGGCAAGGTGCTATTCGCCCAGTCCGAGCCGACCGGCGCCGCGGACGAGCATCGCCTATATACCCGGATGCAATTAAATATGGAGACCCAGGCCGGTCAGGAAGCCTATTCCAATATTGCCGGAGAGTACATCCGGGAGTGGAGCGTGGGATTTAATCTCCCTGCCGGTGACGCGGTCGTCTATGACCGGGCCGGGAAAGAGACAACCCGCCGCATCCTAGACCTGGACTGGGTGGAGGTCTCCGCGGTCATCCGCGGCGCCTCGCCGTCAACGTCAACCATCGCCGCCAAGTCCGCGACCGTCAAAGCCCCGGACACTTACTCCACGATGGAGGAAGCCGAGGCCAGGGCCGACGAGTTGGGATGCTCCGGCGCCCACCGGATGGAGGTGGACGGGGAGTCCGTCTGGATGCCCTGCCGGACCCATTCGGCTTATGAGACCGCCGCGGAGGGGAGCCGTTACGCGGCCCCGGACCCGGAGGTCAAGCCTTATCCCAATTACCACGCTTGCCGCATCCTGGAGCCGGACGCCTTCGACCGCTTCCGGACATCCTCCGAGACCATCGAGGACGGGGACTTCGACGGCAAGTCGGTCGAGATATTATTCGGACGCCACGCGGAGTCCGGAGATTGGTCCCTAACGTCTTACCGGATGCCAGCCCTGGAGTGGTCAGAGACCGAGGCCCGGTCATTCTGCCGCTCCCACGACGGCATCTTGTTTGAACCAGCCACCGGCGAGTCCATGTCGGACGATCCAGTTGGCGCCGCCTCTGACACGGTCACCATGACCGCCTCGGACACGGTAGCAAGCCATCGGTTACGCCTTGCCAGGATGCGCCTTGAATTGAAAACAAACAGATAAGGAGACACTCAATTGGATACAAAAGAACTGAGAAGCCAAGCCGGCGCATTGCTTGACCAGGCCCAAGTGGCTATGGATCAAGGCGAGATGGACACCTTCCGGCGGTTGGTTGACGAGGCCCAGGTCACTATGACAAAGGCCGACGAGATCGACGCCGCCGCCTCCCAGGTGCGGAAGCTCCGCGGGGAGTTCAACCAACCCTTGAACGCCATCCCGGTGACCTCCAACGATGTCGCGGTTTACAACGCGATGGACACCACCGCCAGGATCAAGAACGACTACAAGCCAGCGTCCTATATCAAAGGACTGCCGGCGATGGCCCAGCCCTTGTGGGTCCAGGAGCAGATGGGCGACAACGTCAAGGACGAGGCCCGGTTCATGACCGACACGTTCATCAAATGGATGAGAAGCCCGTCCGACGACATGTTCTGGAAGACCGCCAGCCCGGACGAAGCCAAGGCCATGCAAGAGGACACCGACGCCGAGGGCGGTTTCTTCGTCCCGGAGCAATTCCTGGCCCAGACCATACATGACACGGGAGTACCAGGCTCCCAGCTTCGGCCCCTATGCACCGTCATCCGGGTCGCATCCAAGGACGGGTATATCCCGACGATGGCATCAGCGACCTGGGCGGCAATAGCGGAGGAAGCCGCGCCGACCGAGTCCACGCCGGTGGTCGGTCAGGTGAACTTCTCCATCGAGAAGTCCGGAGGGCTGGTCAAGGTCAGCCGTGAACTCCTGGACGACTCGGCCATCAACCTCCCGGCTCTGCTATCGCAGATATTCCAGGAGGCGGCCGGCCAGTTTGAGGACACCGGAATTATTCAGGGAAATAATACGACCGACTATGCCGGGATCATGATCGATGGCGACGTGGCGTTCTACACGATGGCTAACGCGACGAGCGTGGTCGGCGCGGACCTCATAGGGACTTATTACGCTTTGAGCGCCCAGCACCGGGCCAACGCCACATGGATCATGAAGTCGCAGATCGCTTCGCTCGTCAACTCGATCGCGATCACCGCCGCCGGGGTGCATAGCATCCCAAGCCTGACTGCGGCGCCGGCAGACTTCATCCTCGGCAAGCGGAACGTCTTGATTGATGTAACGTCTACATTAGGCTCGACGATAACCAGCACCGAGAAAATTGCCGTGTTTGGAGATTTCAAACAGTATTACATTTTCGATAGGGTCGGATTCACAATCCGCAGGAATGACAGTTTGTATATGGGCAATGACCAAGTTGGTTTCTTCGCCACCCGCAGGGGTGACGGTCAAGTCGGTCTGGCTGCGGCCTTCAAGATTCCACGCGCCGCCTAATCAGCGGTCAGCTAATAGGGCGCGGGGCTTCGGCTCCGCGCCTAACTCAGGAGGACAAATATGCCCAAAGTAACTTGCATCCAAAGCTTTTCTTCTGGGGACGGGATCGCTTACGAGTCCGGCGTGGAGTACGACGTACCGGCGGCGACCGTCAAAGCCAATCCCGATTACTTCAAGCAATCCGGGACGGCAGAGAACAAGATGGAGGACACCGCCGAGGACAAGTCCGACGATGAGACCACCGAGGAAGCCACTTAGTGGCGACTCGCCACACATACGCCTCGTCGGACGACCTCCGGGACTACCTGGCCGGGACATCGTTCTCCTCCGGGTGGACGAGTGATGCCGGGAGCATCCGGCGCATCCTGGAGGCATCGTCCCGGCGGATCGATTTCTACTGTGAGGGCGGGACGTTTGGGCCGCTGACCGAGACCCGGTATTACGACATCGGGTCCGGGTCGTTGGTCCAGTCTCCCCAATACGCCGTCCTGGCCGGAAGGGACGCCATCGCGACTACGGTCTCCCTGGCGAATGTCATCCCGCTGGACGGCTGGTTGGTCTCCACGACGACGGTGACGGCTTATGACGATACCAGCCGCGGAGCCAGCACGGTACTGACCGAGGGCTATGCCAACGATTTCTTCCTGATGCCCTACAACTCCGCGCCCAAGACCATCTTCAAATTGAACGAGGACACCAGCAACACCCTGGACGCCGGTCAACAGACCTTGAGCATCCTGGGAAGCTGGGGATACACCGCGGACACGTTGTCCGTCACGACGGCGGACGCTATCGGCTCCACGACCGCGACCTCCATCAGCGTAACCAGCGCGACCGACCTGGGACCGGCCCAGACCGTCTTGATCGACTCCGAGCAACTTTACATAACGGCCATCAGCGGGAACACCTTGACCGTCCAGCGGGGCGTTAATGGAACAACGGCGGCCACGCATTCCGGAGGGGCGGCTTTGTCCCGGTACGACTACCCGGAGCTGGTCGTCCAGGCTTGTTTGGACATCGCCAAGCTGACCTTCCGTAACCGCGACCTCGGGTCGGCTGGAAGCATCGGGAGCGGGGAGATGTCGATGACGGTGGCCGAGGGAGAGGTCCGGTCGGTGCTGATGACCCTGGCGGACTTCCGGGTGACCGGGACCAGCAATGGAGTCATATTCTGATGGCGGAACCGTTTGGAGTCCACTTTGAGGTTACCGGCCCAGTCTTTGACGGTTCCGGCCTCCGGGTGATGCAAGGAATCATCAACCGGGGACTCTTCGACATCGCGGTCTTAGAAGGGGCCAACAAGGTTAAAGATCAGTTATACGGCCCCGCGGCGAGCCAGTATTGGAAGGCGCCGCGGGCGTCCAAACACGGCGCAAAGTCGCGAGACCTCAAGCGCCGGGTAGCCGCCAGTCAACCCTCCGACAATCTGGCCGTCTTCAACGCCGGCGGCATCGATTACGCCCCAAAGATCGAAGGTCTCTACCATATGTTTGAGAACGCCACCAAGGAAATCGAGCGAAATAAAGGGGCGCTGCTAGACAAATACATCGGGGACGCCCTGGT